CCGCTGACGGAACACAGTGCTGATATTTTGGGGAGAGACCCCCAAGGTGTATTTGGAAGGGGAAAACCAAGACGGAGGGTAGATAGGAGCATGATAGGGGGTAAGCTGGTTCTTGGTGTTCCGACTGAATATGAGGACATTCAAGAAGACCCCATGGAAGCATTTGGGAATCCGTTTGGGGTAGGCATGATGATGTACGACCATACATAAAAAAATATATAGGAATAAGTTATGTGGGAGATGATGGTCCGACTTGGAACGTACTTGAGACTGGCGGAACGATTGGAATGGTTCAAGCAATTTTATGCTCGTGTAAAAAGATTACACTAAAATTGAAAAGGAAGATGAAAACAGGAGTAAGTATAGATGGGGATTGTGTATGCGATTCGTTGTCGTGAAACAGGAGAAGTTTATGTAGGTTCAACTAAACTCACTTTGAATAAACGAATGTCAGTTCATTACAGTCATAATTGCGTATCTAAACAAATCATGGAACGAGGAAACTACATTGTAGAAATATTAGAAGAAGTAGAAGACGTAGAGCAATTACGGTGGAGAGAACTTCATTATGTGGATACATTAGATAAATGTATCAACATTCGCAAACCCATTGTTAGTGAAAATTATAAAAGTGAGTACAACAAACAATACGCAAAAGATAACGCAGATGTTATAAAGGCAAGACATAAACATTGGAGCAGTGAAAAAATAACATGTGAGTGTGGAAGACAAGTAAGAAGAGGAGATATATCTTATCATCGTAAATCTCTAATTCATTTAAATCTCACATCATAATATGACACCAGAAGACCAATTAGAATTAGAATGGGTTATCTTTAACATTTGCGTAGATTTACAAGTTTTTTTTTATGAGAGTATATTATGAGTCAGATATTCAACGAACCGTTAAATGATAGCAACCCCTCGCAAATATATTTTGATTTGACAGTAAGCAATTTTCAGAACACGAACACTACTCCGCAAGTCTTTTCGTTCAATGATTCTCGTACGACAGCGTTCGTGAATAAACCAGATGATTACTTTTTATCCATTTTAAGATTTACGGTAGATTCAGGAACAATGCCAGTCTTCATACCAAGTATTGAACCCAATCAAGCAGACCCTAACCTTACCATCTATAGCGTGTCCTTGTCTTACACGTATCCACCAGCACCAGACCCAGGAGCAGTGACGTACGTATCCCAGCAATACATTCAATGGGTGCCTCAAAATGCGAACGTCGCAGCACCTCCAGCTCCGTCTGCGAATTTCAACGGACAACAAAATAATTCTACTGGTTATTACGACTGCTTTAATTACACGTGGTTTGTATTTTTAGTGTATGAGGCGTATGTGAATGCGTATGCGGACTTGACGGCACAAGTAGCGGTAGCAGGTGGATTACTTCCCAGTGATTATCCTCCTTTGATTAATTGGGACACGACGAGCAATCGTGCGGTCATTTATGCGGAGTACCCAGGGTATGACGTGGCGAATTTAGACAGTATAGGCATTTTCATGAACCCAGCGTTGTTTAGTTTGTTCCAGACGTTTCCAGCACGTTATGAAGGGTATGACGTGCTACTGGGTCAGAATGTGAAGATGTTGGTGACGAACATTGGAGGGACGAACACGGCACAAATCACGCCTCCAGGCGGAGACCCTCTTACAGACGCATGGACGGCGATTACGCTCTACCAAGAGAGTAGCACGACATCAAGTTGGACTCCAATTACAGCGGTGGTCTTCACGACGAACACGCTACCCATCAATGCGAATCAAGTGAGTACCCCATTGGTGTATAGCGACAATCAATTGATATCACTGGGAGGGAACAATTCAGCTACGCAGAATATCATTACGGACATTGTGAGTGATGAAGGGTTGTACCGTCCCAACTTGGTGTATCTGCCCCAAGCGGAGTATAGGTTAATTGATTTGTACGGCAATCAACCACTTCACAACATTGACATTCAAATTTATTATAGATTAAAATCTGGCGAGTTGGTTCCGTTCCGATTACAAAGTGGAGGAGCCGTTACAATTAAAATTGCCTTTCTACGAAAAAATTCTCGTTATGGGAACAAACGACTTTAGTCAAAATTATTTTCTATTTGTAAGGTATGAGCGACTTTAAGACTTCTCTTGTTGTAGATGCGACGATTGGCGACATAACCAGCGACCTTGGATTTGCCGTAAAATCTGGTGCTTCGTCCGTGACGTACCAACCTTTCCCTTCCACTTCATCAAGCAACTCGTCCCTTATCTTTACCGTTCAAGTGCCGTCAGAAAATGTTGTCATGGGGCGTGATGTGCTTCTGCGGTCGGGTCTTCAATTCACGATTGCTATCAGTGGTGTCCCCGCAGGTCAGGTTGCGTTCTCGTATGGCTACACGGACTCACTCCAGGCGTACCCCCTCGCTCAATTGATGACGACTCTTACCGCTCAAATTAACAATACCACTACCAGTATCAATCTTCAAGACTGTCTGGACCAACTGCTTCGCATGAATGACGGTCCATCTGTGAATTCAAGGAATGAACTGACCCCTGCTTACCCCGACCAAACGTTTGGGTACTACAGCGATGGTGTAGGAGCAAATGCGAACGTTCTTGCTTCAGGCAACAATCAATCGTACGATGACCGCCAACAGGGTCGTGGTGCTTACCCTGTGACTGCGGTGATTGCTCGTCTTGTGAATGGTGTGTATCAAGATGCGTCGCCCATTGCGGTGGGGGCGCCAGGTGAGACGTGGTTGGTGTTCGTCTCTACGGTTGTGTCTGAACCTCTGTTCCTTTCCCCCTTTATCTTTGCTGACCCAGAGAATAACTGTCAAGGCGTTCTTGGTCTTAACAACTGGACGCTCAATGCTTCCATTGACACGTCGCTCAAGCGTCTTTTCTCCACAGCTAACTCATGGACGTATGTTTTGTCGCCAGGTCTGACTGTAGCAGACCCAAGTGGTGCTGGGCGGTGGGCGGCGAATCCTAACCTGTTTGCTTGTTCGTACGTGGGTTCTTACACTGACCCCACGAATGGTCTGTACCAGAACATGCTTACCACGACTTCTTTCCCTACCCTTCTTCTTAAATTTCTTTCTACTCAACCGTCACAAGTGGTGGAGACCAAGAACGTGCTTCCGTTCTCGTCGTACAGCAGGTACTTGACTCCTGCGGCGAACAACGCAACGATTGCGGCAGGGGCACAGAATGTGAATATCACCTCCAGCAACATTCAAATCAACCAAATTCCTGATTACATCATCATCTGTGCTCGTAAGCCCAAGGCAACTCAAACCATTCAGGACACGTCGTCGTTCTTTGCGATTAATGGGGTTAGCATCAACTTTAATAACTCCAGTGGTCTTCTTTCTACGGCGTCGCAACAGGACTTGTGGCGTATGTCGCAACGCAACGGTTCGCAATGCTCGTGGGAGGAATTCCTTGGGTCTGTTTTCCGCAATGACAACACGAACGGTGGTTATACGGTGCCTACTACAGGCGGTATGCTTGTCATCAATCCTGCTTACGACCTTTCTCTTCCCATGTACCTTACCAACGGTTCTCTTGGAAACTACAATCTTCAATTCCAACTTAATGTTAGCAATCAGTTTGGTGATGCGATTGCTCCAGAGCTGGTTGTCATCTGTGTCAATAGTGGTATCATGACTATCGCACAGGGTACGGCACAGACCTACACTGGTATTCTTACCAAGGACGCTGTTCTTGCCGCCCAACAGGGTAAGGAGGATTTCATTACCTCTGTAATGGATAGGCGAATGGTAGGTGGGAATATGATGAACATGGGTGTAGCTCGTCCTCTTCTGCGTCGTCTTCGTGAGAAGGTAGGACATATGGGTTCAGCATTAAGCGGAGGCGTCAGCTCTGGGGGATTCGTTAGCGGAGGAAAGGGTCGTTTGAGGGGCATGTATTAAATCACTCTAATAGATTTTTGTTCTTCTACCCACAGTAGTGCTTCCGCTTCTGTTTTAAAGTATTTTGATTTTCTAACACCATTGGTAATTACTATTC